TTCCAAGAGTATCTATGTCTAAAGCACTTGTTCCTACTGCTACGTTATCAGCACCCTCTGTCATACTGGTCATAGCAAACGATCCAACAGCAGTATTACCACTTGATGTGCTAATTGCATCCCCTGCCACATAACCTATTAAAGTATTATTATCGCCTGTCGTAATTGCAGTACCTGCCTCATCGCCCACAACAGTATTATAGTTACCGCCAGAGACTATTGAGTTACCTGCGTTGACGCCAGCAATGAAGTTAGATGTGCCTGACGTACTTGTGCTTAAAGTCGTGATGCCATCAATCGTGCCTGAGTTAATATCAATGCCAGTAACCGCAGTGGTTCCGTCGAGAAGATTATCAATATTATCAAGGTTGGTGTTGATCTTAGTACCCCAAGTATCCTCAGATGCACCAACCTCCGGCTTAACTAAGCTATATGTGGTTGTCGTTGTATCAGCCATTTTAATCTCCTATGCGGCGTAAGCCTTGATTTAATCACCTAAATTTTAGGGGGAAGCAACAGACCAATCGGTTGATGCGTTGGATGCATATTGCCATACTTCACTCACGGGATCAACATCAGTCCACGTTTCTGACGTTCCCAACTCTATTTCCCACTTCTCACGCGCGTTACACACGACAGAAGAAGCAACAGAAATATTACTCGAACTAATTTGAATTAGGTTGCAAGTTGCGCCCACAGTCAAAGCAGTATCAATAACAGCGCCGCTGCTAAACACAACATTAGCATTGGATGCCGTAGACGCAGACGCAGCAATTATACTCGCGCCATCTCTCACGCGCTCAATTGTTGCACTCGTAGATGCAACACCAGCTATCGTGCTGGCGGCACTTTGCACTCTAACGACACTCGCGGAAACAGACGCAGAACCCGCAGAAGTTGCTGCGCTCTGCCTGACGCGCTGGCCGACAGAAGTTACCGACGCAGTAGACGCGGAAGTGGCTGCACCCTCACGAACACGTAGACCCGCAGCAGTTGTGCCGGAGGTTGTCGCAATTATAGAAGCCGTAAGCCTTACGCGTACAGACGCCGCCGCCGTAGTGGTGGCCGTAATAATTGCGCCAGCGCCGTCAGTGACAAAACCATCAAGCCCAAAGTTATATGAGCCGTATGCGCTTTGCCCGTATCCGCTGCGATACTCAGCCATTAGTCTAGCGTAATATCAAGATCACCTGATGGAAGCCTAAACACGTCACCAGTTGATATAGTTTTACTGGTTGTCAAAGCAGCGTATGCAATTAAATTTCCGCCACTCGACGCGTCGAAGACTCCAACGTGCGAAACTGTACCGAAATCGGCAGTCGCAACATCCCACTCAATAGCCGCGTTGTTTGACGCAGTATTGCCGGAAACCACAAAAGTTACAGCCTTACGCCCGTAACCACCGCCAGAAACTTCCGTACCGCCGCCAGTGTCAGACGGAGCCGCAGTGTAAAGCGCGATATGCCAAGCCGTTGGCCGTGTCGCGCTGCTCGTAGTAAAAACCCAAGTCAATACTGTAGTTTCAAAAGTATTAGAAAAACTCATTTTAATATGCCCTTATTTTTAAACGGCGACCAGAACCGCCATATTTTGCTGCGTCACTTGAGGCGTTTATAGCATCAATTGCATTTTTATACAAAGCCGCCCACGTCTGTATTCGTGCATCTTCCTTTAAGTATGGCGCCGAATGCACTAAAGCGCCATATAAATAAGCGTCTGGAAAATACTGCAACAGCCAATTTGATGTATTGGCATCACTCAATTCTGGAACGCGCGCGTAATAATATAACTCCGCAGTGTATGTACTGTCAGGAATAGGATAAACTTCTATCTCACCAGCAGTCAAAGCATAGTAAGCTGGCCGACCAGTAGCGTTAGCAGTTTCAAATTTTCTCTGCAAAATTTCAGATTGGCTCATCTTCTCAAGTGGGCTGGTATCATTCGACGTAATGTAAAACCTAATATCTTCAAGAAAATCAGCAGGGATTGCACTGTACTGCGTATCAATCTGAGCGTTGCTGCGCTTCTCCTGACGCCAGTGCCGGACAAACCTTTGTATGTCAGCTTCAGCCAATGTAATAAAATCTGCGGCAATCGTACTTAGATCGTCACGGTTAAGAAAGTCAGCTATGCTCGACTTTAATTCTGCGTATGTTGTAATTGCCATTGATTTAACCTTAAACCTAAGTTAGAATTTTTTTCTGGGAGGATAATAACATGATTGATGTAGATTTAGCTAGGGAACTAATTATTCTAAAAGCAAAAGACTTAGGCTTGGACGATGAAAAACTAGATAGCCTCGACGTATTAGTGTGCAGTCGGCTTGGTATTGAAGATCCAGATCCACTCATCTTTCCATCCTAGATAGGTAACTTAAAATACCCTCAAGAACTTCTGGAGTTATTACTTGCGCAGGCATTTTTGTTTTTATTGCGTGAGTTTTATGTGCTTCATTTAGTAACTGACCAGATTTAGTTTTTTTGCCCGCCATTGATTTGTAAACATCACTAAATAATAAACCCTGCGGCACAGGAGGAAGTGACCCAAGATAATTGCCAGTAATCTGCGTGTTATATGTAGAATGAGGAAAACTTTGCGGGGGCATATTTCCCCGTGGCTTTTGAAATAAAACTGGATTTAAATCTCCTATTTTTGCAACTCCCAAACCAAACATACCAGCGGGCATATCTCTTTGCGTTAAATCAGTAACGCTATACCTAGCCTGCCCCGAACTTGGAAAACCTAACTCTTGATATGGTTTAGTATCTATTAAACGAATAAAAGATTTTCTCTTGGGAGATGTAGTGTTTTCAACCCACTTTCGTAAATCCGGCGATAAAATACCAACAAAGTCAGGGTCAAAACCCTTCATTTCTTTATCAAAGCTTTTTGCAGCTTTTTTTGTAATTTTGGAGCCTTTGACTAATTCAGCCATAGCCGCGCCCGTCATTGTAGCAAAATCATTTGCGTTTGGTGACATACTCCCCGTTACGCCCAAAATATCTTTGCCTTGAAATTTTTTTCTTGCTTTGGCAGCTTCTTTATCAATTCTGGTTATAATGTTTTGGTTAGATGCCCAGACTGCATTGTCTGCCTGCGCCGCTGGGCCAAGCATAAAATCAAAGCCACCTTCAGTGTAAACTGGCTGGTCAAACTTTACATCATCGACACCCTCAACCAATAAGCCGCGAGAAGTTCTGTCGCCATAAAAAGGCAAAACAACTTTACCCTCAGTTTCCTCCCAAGACATAGGCTTGCGCGCTAAGTTCTCTCCGGTATCAGTTAGGGCAACGTCAGTGTTGCCCAAGTAATCCCGCATCTTTGTATTTTGATAACCCAGCGGATCAAGATCTGCTTTATTAGCAGAAGAAGCCGCCAACAAACCGCCAAGCTTTGATCTATTGGCAGCAGAAATATTAGATAAATTAGAAAACTCAGGATCAAAGCGGGCGTATTGAGATCGAACCAAGTTAGGGGATAGTCTTACGTCAACATTTGAAGGGTTTGAAAGATCCTCCATATACTGTTTCTGCAATGCACGTTCTTGTTCTTTTGTGTAACCCCTATTTTTAAATTGAGTAGAATTAAAACCTGCCCCAGTGTCGTTAATGTTTCTAAACTGAACGCCACTTAAACCAGCCAATTTAGCAGCTTTCTCTATGTCGCGGGTAGAAGTCAACATTGATCCATCGCCAAAACTACTAAACCCATATCTAACATAATCAGCTAATTCAGGATTTGATTCATACAATTCATCAATGTCAAATTGGTTCCAATTTTTGCCTTTACCCTCAACAACTGCATCGCCTAACTTACTTCCAAGACGCAAAGGGTAAATTTGAGCATCTTCGCTTCCCCTTGCATAAGTGCTTGCTAGTGTCGGATTGTCTGTAGAAAAGACATTTCCTTGAAATGTATCTATGTCTGCGTTGGTTCCATGAAAACCTTTCCTTGGAAACATCTCATCAGCCCTAGCCATTCGTGCGGCTTGACTCATATCGAGTGGCGTATTGGCAAACATATATTGGTTGTCAGCCACACCCATCATCTCATTCGTAACTTCGTTTGATCTGCCAGCGGCGCGTAACTCTAGGATTTTTTTAGCCATAGCCTCAGACGCATTTGACGCCGGAGGTAAATCAGATTGAGTGCGAGACACGCCGGAGCGTAAAGAATTTTTTGGCGCAGAAACTAAACCGCCGCCGCCCATTGCCAAACCAGCAGTACCCATAACCTCTGGCACTAAATCGGCCTCTGGAATTAAACCTTGATACGCAGAATATGGCGCGTCAATCGCCTTACCAATTGTGGAAAGCAATCCAACCAAGGCTGGCCCAATACCCTCATATTGCAATGTATCAAGACCGTAAGTTGGCTCCTTAGACAATAAACCACCAAGAATAGGACGCCTGCCATCACCCGCTAAATCAGAAGCATTTTTACGCGCCATATCATACAGAAAAGAAAACGGGCTTGCCTGCTCTCTGTAGTAACGCGTTTCTGCTGGATCTGTTGAATATAAAACGGGCGCCATAAACTACTTACCAAACTTCCGCATCAAACAAGTTCCATCCCGCTTGCAGGCTTCCGGCGTGGGGCAACCCCTCATTGGTTTCATCATTTAACTTCTCCTTCTACTGCCGCACCCTAACATATTTTATTAAGCAATACCACGCAGGTTCCTCTTAATAGACTGTTTCCAACTCGACACCGCACCAGAAAGAGCCGTCGCCGCATCAGACGCCATAGTCAAACACAAAGCATCCGCCAAGTCAGGAGAACGTAATCCACGCCTGCGCATCTCATCCTTACTCTCAGCCTTCATCTTACCAGAAGAAGTAAACGAATACCGTATGGCAGTCAATTCAGCCACAAGCTGATCGTTGTCCGGCAACTTACACGACCTATCCTCCAACCAACCCTTCGCCTTAAACCAAAGCTCAGATCTCAAATTCATATACGTGTCACCCATAGACGGCGCCTCACTCACATTCACACCCCTCACGGGCGCACCCAATTCACGCATGCGATCCACAACGCCGCCGCCGACGCCAATACTATCAACTAAAATTTCTTGAGGCTGCGCGCTGGGCGGCAAACCATTATACTCAGCCATGACACGGCCAACAGTCTGCATTAAATCCAACCCCTGCCACGAATTAATATCCGTCACCACATTACCATACCGCTTACACAAAGCCGTTTCATCAGTGCCAAACCGCGCAACGTCCAAACCCCAAATAGACTTTTGATCCGGCGTCACCTCAATATCACGCCGTATCGCACTCTCAACCAAATGAAACGGAATAATAGTATCATCATCGGCCAGCGGAAATTCACCCAAAACACGCACACGAAATGCGTTGGAATCCTCGCCATACCGCGCGCGCATCTCATTAACAAAATCATCAGACACAAGAGGGCTTTCCACGCAAGACCAACGCCGCGTCCACCAACTCTCAGCCATGCGCGTCTGGCTCTCGTAAAACGTACCGCTAGAACGCGTCGGGTTAGACAATAAAATCGTCGTGGCGGAGTGACCCGACATAGAACCCGCAGCAGCCTCAAAAACTTTCTCAGGCACACCAGAAGCCTCGTCAACAACTAACAAAACATTCTCCGAATGCACACCAGCCAAAGCCTCCGGCGTTTCCGCGCGTGACGTCCTAGCTGAAATAAACGCCTCGCTGGGGGCCGAAGACAACTCAATGCGATCAGACTTAACAACCAACATAGAACTTAATTGCTCCGGCAACTCGTTAATCCAACGCTTTAATTCCGCAAAAAGTGCGTCAAACAACTGACCACTGGTCGGCGCCGTAACCACAACCTTATTGGGAAAACGCAACATCAAAAACCACAGCATCGCCCAGCTTGCAGACGTAGACTTACCCGTACCGTGGCCGGAACGCACACTAATCTTACGCTCGTTATTCGCAATGGCATTCAAAAACTCAGCCTGATACGGCAGAGGATCTGCACCCAAAACCTCCCTAACAAATAAAACAGGATCGTCACGGTAACGCGACACAAACTCAATAAAAGGATTATCTTCACTCACTGGACAACTCCTCATACTCCACCTCAATCGCATTGGCCTCGCGCTGGCGATCCTCCGCATCAATCGCGGCAATTTCAGAGTTAACCTTGCGCAGCGCATCTAAATGCATATCAGCTACAGAAATCGTCACATTAGTCTGCGGGCGATTGCCATACCTATCCTGATTATAAGAACCCGCCATAAACTTGCGCCACTGCACCTTCTCACGCGTGGCAGCAATCTCAGACGTTGTGCTGCTGCCATCCAACGCGTCAACCATACCTAAACCCTCCTCAACCAACGCGTCGGCAGACTCACGCTTCGCCTTGGCTAGCGCAGCAGCATACTCAGGAACCTGATTGACAGACGTGCTAAAATACGCGCGACTGCACCCATACTCCTCCGCAAGCTTCGTCATCGTCTTGCCAGAAGCAACCTCGTCAAACAAAAAATCTGCGCCGCCCTTGCTCTTAATCTCACCTAAAATTCTGCGCCGTAAAGCTCTGCCTGCCATTAAATAAACTCCAGTTTTTTTAAAATTTTACATTAAGCCTGCGCAGTAAGGCAA